GCCGCATGCGGGTTATTGAGCACCCGCCTAAAAGGCGGGATTTAGGGGGGGGGCCTTATCGCGCTGTCGGGCCAATTTATAATCGGCAAAACGAAATGCGACGAGATCAAAAACGAAATGCGACCAAGTTGGCGTAAAGCATGGTCAAAACGAAATGCGACGAAAATTTCGCACACACGCAAAAATACCGTTCGAACAACAACCAAACGATGTTCGAACGGTATTTTTTTGTCACAAAAACAGCGATCCCTGCGCTCGCTCCTCGTAATTGCAAACCATCCACTCCTCCTGTCGACGACGACTCGATTTCGAGGCACTGATGGTCCGCTCGATGCGGTGGATGACCCACCCGTTGCGTTGGGCGTATCGGTCGATCATATCGAAAGGAAACATCGTCAGCATAAACTTTCCCTTCACTGTCTCGAGTAGACGAAGGAGTTGCTCCATATTCTGCTCGTTGAACGTGTCTTCGTAGTGACCGCAATCCGAGTTCACGTAGGGAGGATCGACGAAGTGAAAGGCCTCCGGCGCATCGTAGCAGGCGATAACATCGAGCGCATTGCGGTTCTCAATCGTCACTCGTTCGAGTCGAGTACATAGCTGCTCCGTAAACTCATCCTTCGCATTGCGCAGCTTCTTGGGCATCATACCCCCAAAGTCGTACCCGAACGTCCCGTCCATCATTGAGGCGAACGACATCTTGCAGAGCGCCCAGACGGCCCATGCACGTTCGACTGGCGTGAAAAACTGCGGGTAGCTGTTGATGTGTCCAGCATGGGCGTGAACATCCCGGCTGTGCAGCGTCTTCTCGATTCGTTCCTTCAATTCCGGGTAACAGACCTTTGCCATCCAGTAAAAATTCGTTAGCTCCATGTTGATATCGTTGATCACCTCGGCCTCGGCCGGCCGCTTGGCGAATAGCACTGCGGCGCCTCCGCAGAATGCCTCCGTGTAGATCTTGTGAGCAGGTATCAGCGGCATGATGTGTTTGAGCATTGTCTGCTTGCCGCCGTAATAGGAAATCGGTGTTCTCATTTTGCTTTTCAATTAAAATCCGTATCTTTGCACATCCTCTTACTTACGTACTCTACAACACAAAAAAACGCCCAACCGCGATTGTGGGTATTCCCCCGGTCGTGCGGTTAGGCGCCTTTGTGTTAGTACGTAGGTAAGAGGACTACTAACAGGCCGGGGGATTTCTTTTTTACCCTTCCCCCGAGAGGGTCTCCTTAAATGTGGTATCGCTCGATATCGATCGCATCCTTGGCTTCCCAGCCTTTGGCCAGCTCATGCTGAACGTGAGACAGCGCGGCCGTGTAAAAGGCTTTCAGATCCTCAACGGTCGAGAACTCTCGGTACTCCGGCTTTTCATCGGTCCCGAGCTTGAACACGACCGGGAGGTTCGCCCCGTTCGTCTGGACAGCCAGATCGAACGCCGCTTTGTAGTTGAACTGGTTTTCACTCGTCAACCACACCTGGGCTCCTTCCCACTGAAATCCGGAAAGAATTGCCTCGTCAACCTGACGGTTGTACGCCGCGATGATGGTTGAGCGGATCTCGTCATCCGATGGTCGATGGTCAAACTCAGCCTCTTCGTATGTGGTCGAGCCGTCCTCTTCATTTCGGACATCCCATCGGATTCGCCACCGGTTCTTCCGCGGATGGACGCACTCGATAGGTGCGACTTCTGAACTTCCTTGGACTCTCATGTTATCAGGTGAATATATACTTCGTTTTGTTCACGCCGAAGCGTTCCGATTTGATTGTCGTCTCAAAAGGAAACCCGTCCGGCATCTCGCGTATCTGCTGAAGGATGTTCTTCATCTCTTCAGAATTAGTAAAGAACTTACGCATCTCGCCGTTCAGCTCGACTTGGACAATACATCGGTCGTCGCCCTGTTCCGTCTTGATGCCTGTTTCGAAGTCATGGACAACAATGGGGGTATTCACCAGTTCTCGAATGGAAATCACCGCACCTTTAAAGCGTTTCTTTCCATCTGCAGGCGTGTAGCTGACACCCAAATCCTTAAAGTTTTTCATATCTATACCTGTTAGTTGTTTGAAAAGCCTTCGACAATCTGCGTGTTTCGTCATCCCATAAAAAGATGCGATCAGTTCACGCTTCCGGGTCCTGCTCTCGAGCTTGTGTATCTTTCGCGCGAATGTCTGCTTGTTTCGCTTGCGAAGCCCGACGTGATCAGGATAGATCACATAGCCGAGGAAGTCAATGCCCTCTTCAATCGGGAAGATCCGATCGTTCGGCTTCACCTCCAATCCGATCGATTCAATGCACTGGTGGACGGCATCCCGCACACGCCACAACTCCTTTTTCGTCCCGGCCAATATGCGGCCGTCATCGCAATATCGGTAGAAGTGACGAACACCATATCGATCCTTCAAAACGTGATCGAGATGGATCGACAGCACCAAGTTTGCCAGCCCTTGCGACGAACGAAGTCCCATGCTCAAGCCGTGAGGCATCAGATGAATGAACCCTTCGAGCATACCAAGCAGCAGGCGATCTTTGAACACGTGGTGAACGGCATCCACAGCCACCTGCTGATCCACGCTCTCGTAGAACTTCCGCACGTCGAACGCATAGCAGAAACGAGTTCCGTCTGGGTCTTCGGAGATATCCCGGCGGATATATTCGAGAAGATCGTGCATTCCTCGATTGCGAATCGACGCAGAGGTTGTTCGAATGAATCGCTTGTGCAGGTGTTCATCGACCACCCTCATAATCGCGTTTACTGCGATCCGGTCCTTCAGGGGAACCACCTGAATCGTTCTTGATTTCCCGGCTTCCACAATGTGCATTTCCCGATAGCCGCTTACCCGGTAGGATCCGTCCGAGATCCGCCGTTGCAATTCGGCAATCACGGCATCTTTATTGGCGATCAAGAGCCGGCCGACACGACTCGTCTTTCGATGTTTGCCTCGAAGCACCGCTTTGAACGATGCCTCCATATTCTCCACCGAGACTATCTCCTCGATAACGTGTCCGTCTCTTCGCATAGCATGATGCCTTCAATTCCTTGGGCCTGACTTCTTCGAGATCCGAGGACCCTACCAAACTCTACCCGACGCTGTGTATTTCGCCTTTCCGGCCTTGGCCGCTGCTGGCGAGGCTCATTCCCCTTGGCGCTGCGAGGGGAAACCCGTTCCTGTGCAGTAGGCCAACTTCCGAATCCTTGCGTCCTTTCATTGTTTGCGAGCCGAGACCCGATGTTCGCGTTCGTGTTCGACGAATCGTTGTTCGTGTTCGCGTACGACACGCCGCCATTCGCGTTCGCATTGTTGTTCGACCGATAGACCACACGGGCTTACGGGGGAATCCACCTTTGTGAACACAAAAATAGTAAAATCTTCATCACAAACCCGTTTTTGGCATTTTCAAAAAAATTTTCGAGTGGCTTACGCCACTTTTCATACCCAGCGTCATTCGACGCTGGGTGACGCTTTATACTCGCTGACGCTCGTCGCTTTGACGATTTGCCCTCTGAAGGCGAGCCGAGACCCGATGTGAGCGTACGAGTACGACGAATCGTTGTACGAGTTCACGTACGACACGCCGCCATAAGCGTTCGC